TCAAAATGAAAGCATCAGGAATCGCAAGAATCGGTAAAGACGTTGAAGTACGCTACTCACCTAACGGTAACGCATTTGCAAACATTAGCTTGGCATTCAGTTATGGAACAAAACAATCAGACGGTAAACGTGCAACGCAATGGGTAGATGCGACACTTTTCGGTAAACGTGCTGAATCGCTTGCACCGTACTTAAAAAAGGGTGGTCAGGTTGTTGCTTATTTGACAGATGTCAACGTACAAACTTATGAAAGCAAGTCAGGTCAAGGTGTGAAACTTGTCGGCAAAGTTGATGATTTAGAGTTAATTGGTGGGAAAGTAGAACAATTACCCCAACCAGTTGCACAAGCAAAACCTGTTGAGCTTGCTGACATTGAAGATGATTCAATTCCATTTTGAGGTGATGTATGAACGCAAATAATAAACAAATTGGTGGCAACCACTATAAAACGTCAATAGAACCTTGGGATGCAATTTTAAGTTGGGACCTGGGCTATTTAGACGGGTCAGCAGTCAAGTACTTGTCTCGGTGGCGTAAAAAAGGTGGGGTAGATGACTTGCGTAAAGCAGTTCATTTTATAGAAAAGTTAATAGAAGTGGAGATTGCAAATGAGAAAAGCTAGAGACAGACAACCGATAATTGATTATTGCAATAAGCCTAGAACTTCAAGGGATATTATGGCTACCTTTGTTTTAAGTAGCGGAGTAGCTCATTGCATTTTGAATCAGCTTATTCAACAAAAGCTAATTATGAAAGGGAAAAAAAGCATTGGTAAATCAATGAAATGGATGTACATTACACCTGATAAGCAACAGTTGTTACATCAATCAGACGATATGCCGATGGGTAATTTGTTAGAACTGTTACCCGCACATGACCCTTTTGGTTGGACAAAAGGCAACCGCCATGCTAGATGACATCAATGGTTACAAAGGTCTGTTTTCCTCAATTATTAAACAAGCAATATTTGACTCAATGATGGTTCAAGACAGGTCAAGTAAAAAACTGAACCCAATTGCAGAAAGTGCTTTTGAGTTTTTGTTTAGTGATGACGTTGACCTATACTTACATTTTTTAGATATTGATAAAGACTACTTTCAAAAAAACACTATTAAACAAATGTTTGACAAAAAAACAACTGGACACGTTATAACTGAGGTTAAAAGGCGTCAATTTAGAATAAATTACAAGAAATGGGTGCAAGAAAAAAACAAAAAGCTAATCTTTATGGCTACCTATAAAGTTAATCGCAAATGAAAAAGGCAATAGTTACCCTTGCAAAAGACAGGTCTAAAGTTATCCAAATGGTAACACAAGCACCAGATGGGTATGTAGTTGAGATAAAACAAGCAAATAGAACTGTCGAGCAAAACTCGCTGTATTGGACTGCCGTACACGAGATAGCAGAATCAACATTTTTAAACGGCAAGGCATTTACCCCTGAAGTGTGGCATGTATATTTCAAACAGAGGTACTTGTCTGGTCGCATGATTGAACTACCGAACGGTCAGTTAATTGAAGCTGACGCAACCACTACCGAGCTTTCCAAAGAGGAATTCTCGGACTTTGTTAATGAAGTACTATCCTTTCAGGAACACAACAGATGAAACTCTTAGCCATAATCCTTTTATCTTTATCAGCAACAGCCGTTTACGCTGCTTGCTCCACTTCTATGGTTACAGTCAACGGTAAAACAATTGTTTGTACAACTTGTTGCGCTGGTACGTTTTGTAACACTATTTGCAATTGAACCCTGTTAAAACTCCTCTGGGTGAGATAATAGATTCAAGCTCAGAGGAATGGCGAGCATGGTGTGAGGCTCGGCACGTTCTTAAACTACCCCGACTTAATGACCGTCAGCTTTACATAGAAGCCGTTACCAAAGTTCGTGGTCAAAAAGCCTCTCAAACATTACAGGATAATATCCGTGTCCTCTGGAATCTATCGAAATCCTAAGTTGCTTGCCATGGCACGAGATTGCCCTGTGTGTATGCATTGCGGCAAAAGTAACCACGATGATGTAGTAGCGGCTCATAGCAATCAGCTACGTGACGGCAAAGGCAGGGGCTTGAAAGCACATGATTATCGGATTGCATTTTTGTGCTACGTTTGCCACCTAGAACTTGACCAAGGTAAAGACATGAGCAAACAGGAACGAATTGAGATGTGGGAAGAAGCGCACCGCAAAAGTATCGGTTGGCTTTGTGAATCTATGAGGCTAATTGTTAAATGAAATGCCTATCTAAAGATTGTAAAACCACATCTTTGCTCATGACCGTTGAGTTATGTTACCCGTGTTCTAGGATAATTGAACAGGGTAGGCGTGAGTGGGTAAACCTGACAGACGTGGAGATAGCACAAGCCGTAGGCAGTCCACTTGATGAAGTGTATTTAGCTGATTTTCGTAAAGTGATAGAAAAACTAAAGGAGAAAAATACATGACTGACTTACGACAAGCCGCTGAGATGGCGTTGGATGCGTTGAAAGATATGAACTGTGGTTGGAAATATATCCGTGAAAGTCATGGGGATTTATACGGGGTTGGATGGGATCGGGCGCAAGGAAAAGCAGATGACGCTATTGAAGCACTACGCCAAGCACTCTCACAGCCTGAGAAATCACAAACGGCAGGATATGCAAAAAAAATAGAGCAGTTAATTAAAGAGCGTGATGAGTTACGCCAAGCATTAGCACCCCCCCAACCGTGAGTGGGTAGGTTTAACCAATGATGAAATTGATAACTTAAATTTATCAAATAAGATAAAAATTAAACAATTGATTTTGCTTATTGAAGCCAAATTAAAAGAAAAAAATTTATGTCGATAGAATCTCAAAACGTAAACATATCTTAATAACGTGTACACACAACGTACATACATACATATACAAATATATAACTTAGTTTATTAACTGATATACTTTCCGAAATGTGGCGAATCGTTGGGTGTCAGCGCCCCAATAGTTTTTTATTTATTCTCAGCCAATCGTGCTTTATCGAGGATTCGCCACACCACACACAGCATTGAACACGCCAATAAACCGTGCGCCCGATTCTAGCGTCTGTGGCGTGTCTTTGATGGAGTAGGTAGGCAAGTCCCTTTCTAACTCTCTGCAAATAGCCCTAGAGGTCTCTGAGCCGCTTGGCAACGCGCAACCGTTCAATAGCACTACGGTTATCACCATCAGCCCTGCGAACCCTATCCGCCAAGTCCTCAATTGTCCTTGCTTGTGCATTATCAGCCTCTCTCATGTCGTTTTCTGCTGAGTCATAACCTTGCTTACGACCATAGGCGTAAATCGCTAGAGCGCTCAATATAGCGCCTGTAGCCGCAATGATGTAACCTTTGAACTTTAGCCAGATTGCCATACACCAGTCCTCATTTGCGTTGCCATTTCTTGTGCGCGATTAGGTGTTTGTTGCGCCCATAATGATTCCAACATATTGTCTGCCGCACCATCATAGTTGCCAGCTTCAATTAGTCTGAGAGTATTTTTAAATTGCCTTACTCCGTGAACGCCCATTTGAAATGCCATGTTTAACAAGACTGCTTGCCGTGGCTCATCAAGAGTCTTAAAGAACGGTAAATAATGTGTAAGGCTTTCATAGACCCCAGTTATGTCGTTTGAAAGCAAATACTCCGCTTCGTCTTTTGTGATGCCACCGTTCTTTTCTTTGTCAATGAGCCGACCATATCCAATCGTTAAATATCCAAGCGAATCTTTATAAGCGTGGCTAACAAAACCCTCATGCCTTCTAAGTTGTTTGGTCGTTTTGGCTATCAAGTTTTGATTGCTTGATAACGCGAGCGATTGGAGAGGCAACGATGCAGATGATGGCAATGAATCTAAGGATTTCGTCACCGACTTGGGTTGTGACTTGTTCGGGGAGAACAGAGATAACAGTTGCGACAGCATTAGGAAACGCCTCCAATAAAGTAAGTATTGCACCACCAATTATAGACAAACGTACAGACCACCATTTAGACCAATCTTTTGCATTTTCTACTAGCATATTTTTTGCCCTCGAAAATAAGCGTGACCGTCTAGCACGGCACACAATTCAGGCTGAATTAAACGCCCGTCAACAATAGTCAAAACAGCAAACCCGCTACAATGGTTGGCTGGGTTATTTTCCCCATAAATCATGTGGTCACCGTCAGTTTCGGCTAACGTTCCTGTGTCTACACCCCACCTTGTCCCGTTATAGTCAGAAACAATCGTAGCTTGCAAACGATGTAGATGCCCACTTATAAGATTTGTCCCTGATTTCAGCGCATTGGAATAAGTTGCGTGTATGCCGTTGTGCCAGCGATGTTTTATCATCGTGTTGCGGTTTATCATTACGGACATACAAAACAGCCACCTTGGAAAATGGTCTTTTAGACTAAACCCTGCGACACCTTCAAACTCAGGTGCAAGGTTAGCCAACTTAGATTCATAGCGCATGTCGTGATTTCCGAGGGTAAAAATACACTTAGCATTACCTGCGACCTTTTCAATCTCGCCAAGTCTGTCAGCAACAGACTCTAATTCTTCTTTAACTGTTGGTGTTTTAACAGTTGCCCAAGATGCTTTAGGGTAGCGGGATATTGAAGCCCCATCAAATGCGTCACCGTTCATCACAACGATTTCTGGCTTATGTTTTTTTATGAGTTTAACAAATGCTTGGTGAGCTGTGCTGATTTCATCAGGCCAATAATGCGCGTCTGACGCTACAAAAATAGTTGCGTTTTCAATGTCAACATCCATTCGTGACATATAGTCTCGAACGTAATAGTCTTGAGCATTGTGATGAGAAGATATTAAGCGAATCTTGTATTTATTTTCAAGATTGCGTCTTCTATTATGAATATTGCGAACATCAATACCAAGTTTTTTACTAACTAAAGTAGGTGATTTTAATTCGTTCCAAAGTTCTATAAATTCATAATCTGTTAACCGTTTCATGAAGACCCTTTAACGTTTTAAGAAGCCTTCGATGACAACAGCGGTCACCAAACCGACAACAATCCAAATGAGTTTATCTACTAGTCTAAACACAGCACCACGGCTAACGGTGATTTTTTCAATATCAGCAACACGGTCTTCCATATTTAATTGACGCGCATCGTATGTGTCCATGCGGTTAAATAGCGTAATAATTCGTTCTTCCATCCTTGCTAAAGAAACGACTGCTTCACTTAGCTTGTCAAGTTTCTGCTCTATGCGTGCAAGTCGTTGCTCTTCCATATATGTATCCAACCAAGATTTGTTATTAATAACATAAGTTTAATTTAATTTATGCGAAATACTTAGCTTTCTAATAACTTGTTTTGACTTGCAAGTAATTGACCTGTTGTCGCATTGGCTTGTACCATTTCATTGCGGAAAGACTCCACCGCTGCGCCTGTATGCCGTTGTTGCTGACTGTTTTCAATAGTAAGAATAGGCATCCACGCAATAGCGCATCCGTACTCGTCTATCTCTTTTCCTGTGTTGGGATTATTGCCACGTAATTGAGTAAACCACGCACACTTCATCTGTATGCAGTCTTTCTTAATAAGTGGGCAAAATGTGCCTTGTTCTAGCTTCATGTTTTTGTGCAGATAATTACGTCAACATACTGAACGGCTAAATCAAGGCTGTGTGTGTGCGCTGTGCCACCGCCAAGTGCAGATGTTGTACCTGATACAGAAATAGAGTGAGCGTGGTCACCGACACCGTTAATGCTAATGCCAGTCAAAGCAGAACTTAATGCTGCGTTATTTTGAATAAACCCCCTACCATCAGGCAACGATGCGCCAGAAGAACCTGCATCAAAAGCTGTACTTCTCCCGTTGGCATGGGTATGGCTTGGGTCGTTAACAGTATGGCTGTGAGCGCCAGCATTGCCAGTTGAGCCACCTCCACTAAAGGTATGGGTATGACTTGGTATTTGGTCTGTTGTAAGTGTCGTATCGCCAACGTTTTGCGAACTAAAGGCTGTTGTAAAGTTAACTGAACCACCAGAACCAGCAGTTCCAGTAATAACACGTAAAGCTTTATTGTCGTGAGTCGTATCTTTTGTCCAACCAACAGGCGCAGAGGTTTGTTGAAATAACATCTTTGTGCCACTTGCAAACGCGTCTAGCAGCCTACCGTCAAGCGTAGATGCACCAGACAGCGCAGATGTACCTGTTACCGTTAAATTGCCACCAACGGTTAGACTATCACCCGCGACACCTGTTTGAAAGTCTTTTAACTGAGCCATCAACTCGCGAAAAGCGTTATTAACAAGACCAGGGGACATGCCTTCTGCGATATTAATGCCGTCTATATCGGTGTTGCCTGATGCCGTTGCATCAAACTCTGATATTTTTGTCTTTGCCATTATTGTTCCAATCCAAATACTGCACCGTAACCAAGATTAATTGCCTTGCGTTGCAACTCTTTATTCAATGGTTCTAAAGATGTCTCGCTTGCCTTTGCCATTAAACGACTAGCTAACTTAGGGTCTAACATTGCGCTGACCAATAATTCACGTATCTTGTCGTCTGTGCCATTGTAAAGCCAGTTCATAGGAGCCGCTACCTTTTGCAATACAGACGGCACTTCACCAAATATCTGTTTGCCAATAATTCCACCAATCACATTAGCGGTAGACATATTCTTAAACGTGTCAGAGCCAGGCATTTTGGTAGCTCGATTCAAGACGCCTTCATCTAAGTCTTTAGCAATCTTGTCCAATACAGCTATTTGCGCTTTAGATAAACCCTCAAAGTTCTTACCTTCCTTCGCCGCGCGTATGGCTCTTGCAAAAGATGGCTGAGAAAGGAGAAAACTGCCAGGGTTTTGCGGGTCAGGTATTGTGCTAATGACTCGTGACCTAAAGTCTTGCGCCGCGCTCATGCTTTCAATGCCCTTGCTCATACTTGCGTATTTGCGTAAATAGTCTTGGTAGCCAGGGGCGGCAGATTCTATAACATCATCAACAGATTTGATAATATCGTTGAGTTCTTTACGTGACACTTTATACGCTGACGAGGATGGGCCGCCTTGACCTGATTTGTCTAATAACCCACGTTCCATAGCCCGTAGGTCTTTACGAATCTCATACAAGTCTTGTGGCGTGTTAGCTCGTTTTATATCTTGGTAAGCATCTTTAACAACGGCTTGAACAGTACTACGCTTACCTTGTGGCGATTTTAAAATGCTATTAACTTGTCTGCCCACTATTAAATCAATTGCCGATTTAAAAGTAACTGGGTCAACGTTAGATTGTGCGAACGCATTTTCACGCAATGGGTCAGTAATGGCGTTGCGCCGCGCCTCTGCCGCAGTTATGTCTTCCGACTCTCTAGCCATGCGGTTAATGATATTCATACGAGCTTGATTGGCAGTAGATTGTTGCTCTGCAAATCGACCTGTCATGTCAAGACCCTTAATAGGTGTCTCGGCTGATATTAAACCTAAGTCTTTAGTAGCTTGTGCGGTAGTTGGTTGATAGCCTGGCACTTTTTGTTGATAAGATTCACCACGTCGAATAGCAGATAATGGATTTCGTGCCAAACCTGTTAACACTTCACCAGCAATTTTTTCTTGGCCAAGGTCTGTGAACGGTTGTACCATTCTCTTGGCAAGCTCTGGCGTCTTACTAGCTATCATAGAGCCGCCTGATGGAGCAATCATACCTGCGGCAAGCCCAAGACCCATCTGCGCTAATGGAGGCGCTCCACCCTCTCTAGCCGCGCCTGATGCACCCGCACCGCCAATCGCGCCCGTTGTTTGCAATCCTAAGTTCTTCATTAAAGCGGCTAACGATTCAGGAGCAAGAGTTTGTGCTAGTTTAGCTGTACCGCCAACACCAGCCATAGCTGAAGCTACGTCTTGAGATACGCGCTCAGTTGGGGTGCGTGGCTGTGGCACACCTGCCGTGTTCATTAGGTTTTGTAAAGACTGACTAGCAGGAGGAATGTTTGTCCCAGCAATCATATTGATAAGCTGATTCATTGCATCGCCAGCCATCATTGGAATGGCAGACGCCCCTGTAACTGCTGCGCGACCCGTTAACCCTGCTTGCCGACCAACTTGCGATAATAAACTTGGGTCTGGCGCAAACTCGTCTTTAGGGTAAGAGATGCTGATGCCAGGCGCTGACTCGGTAACAGTTTGACTTTGTTGGTACAGCCTAGCGGCTTGCTTGTTAATCTCATCTTGACCCATACTAGCGGGGAAAGCTACTTGCCCAACATTAGGAATTTTTACGATAATTTCTTCCATTATCTTTCCTCTACTTTGCCCGTTGCAGGATTAAAGACCTTGGTCTTAGGCTTTGCTGTAGATTGTTTTTCAGCTATGCCAGCTTTCTTTTTCATAGCTTCGGTTGCAATAGCTCTAGCCTCTCGTTTTTGTTCAATAACGGCATCAGAATCGCCTACCTGTGGGAAATAGAGACGGAATTCAGCTTCCATTTCATCTTTACCAATGACAGCACCTGACTCGCTACGTAATTTAGACCGAATCCAATCATCTGCAGCTTGCTCGTATTTTTGCGTGTCTTTAGACTGCACAGTTCTCCTAAAAGAATCACCGACAAATGGCATAGCACCAGCCAAAGCAGACCCTACCTGCGGGTATTCGCCCTTATCTTCTAGTGGGTCAATAATCTTTGTAGCGGCTTCCATGCGGTCATAATATCCAACCGAGCTTTCTTGTGTGGCAGTTGGCTTAAAATCTTTTGGAGCACCTGCGCCAACATCGGAAATAACGCGTCCTGTGTTTAAATCTACAATGCGTTGCACAGGTTGACCATTTTCTTGGACTGTAACTAATTGAGGATTTACATTAGCTTCACCAACAAAATTAGGGTCTCTAGTAACTTGCCCTGTTTTTGGATTAAAAATTGTTCCAGTTTTCGCATCAAATTGTAAATTAACAGATGGCGCAGACTTAGGTGTTGTAGATTCTAATGCCTTCATAATAGCCCCCACTTTTTCAGGGTAGGCGACAGCCAATTGACGCATCATGTCATAGTTAATCTTACCGCCTTGTATAGCGTTTGGTAATGCTTCTTTAAACGCTTTTTCGGCTTCTGTAGCTTGCATCATTTGCTCAAACTCACGACCTTGCAATGCCTGTTGTTCAGCGCCTTTAAGTGATTCTTGATACCCACCAAGCCCTGCCATACCAGCTTGCCCTAAAACTTGACCCGTGCCAACAGGTTGAAAAGATGGCCCACTTGCCATTAAGCCCATTAGACCAGCCTGTAACAAACCTGAGTTTAATGCACTTTTTTGAGCCGTTTTATAATCTTCTTCACCGAGCAGACTTTGTAAATAATTAGCCATGTCGTTGCCTTTATAGTAATGAAATAGGTCTATTAGCAGAGCGTCTACGAGAGCCTTGCTGTTGATATAACTCTTCTAGCGGGTCAGTCATAGCGATAGCTTGCCCTTTCCTAATTGATGGTGCAGACATATCGTCTTGTGGCTGTTTAGTCCCACCCATCTTTCCTAACATAGGCGCTAAACTTGAAAATGAATCTAATAGCCCTGCCGTTCCCGTTTCCGCAAGAACAGGCGCTACGTTACTTGCAACTAAATGAGGTGCAGCCCAACTTGCTGTAGAGGGCAACGCGGCAGATGCAAATTCAGGCAATAAGCTAGAGGTAATCGTTGATTCTAAGGCAACAGGAAATGCTTGCGCCGCACCACCCGCCGCGCCACTCGCCGCACCGCCAGCACCGCCAGCAACTCCGCCCAAACCGCCACCAATTCCACCCGTAATACCACCCATAAGCGCACCCTGCAAAGGGTCGCCTCCCGTGAGTGCAGATGTGCCACCACCGATTGCCGCGCCAATTAATACAGGTTCTAATCCACTCATACGTTACCCCAATAATCCAAGACCAGCACCCGCCGCCGCACCAAGCCCACCGTAACCCTCTGGAGCTAATGCCGCACCCGCCGCCGCACCTGATAATGCGCTACCGACTCCACTTTTATAAATGGGTCTCGATGTTTGCGAACCCATTGGTGCACCATAAGCGGCAGACAAGTAAGATTGAAGTGCTGAGTAAGGCGCGGCTTGTTCAAAGTTAAATCGTTGCATCGCATCACCCAATGCCAATTCTTGATAACCTTCTTGCATTTGACCTAAATCAATTAAGCGCTGAATGTCTGCATAATCTTGAGATGCCATGTCGGGTGACATACCCGCCGCTTGTAATTGGCGCTGATAATCTTGAGCAGTTGTTTGACCTAAACCACTTGCCGCGCCCAATTGTGTTTGCAACGATTGGTTAGACAATTGACCAAGGTTTTGAATAGCGTTTTCTTGCAAGCCACGCTCTTGACCGTAATTTTGGTAAGCTAAGTTACCAGCCGTATCAGTTAGCGCTTGAGCATATTGTCCCATTGCACGGTCTTGCAAGTTACCCATCGCGCCTGAACCGTAACGCCCTGCCTGTGATGCTTGAGAATTAAGTTGTTGAATCTGGTCTTGAAACTGTGTTTGTGCGCCACGCGTAGCAGCGTCAAATGCCCCGCTAAAGAACGGATTGCCACCAAGGTAACCACCTGTAGCTGTGTTAGCAGTCAACCCCATAGCGGGGTTATACGCGGCTCGGTTATAAATGTCACCAAACGCACCTGTAGCGGGGTTGATTGCCGTCTGTAAGTTACCGACCACGTTTTGTGCGCCAGCAACAAGTGGCGAACCCGCTAAAGCTCGCTGTTGTGCCATCTGCATACCTTGTTGCGTCATGTCTGATGCGCCAACGTAGGTCTGACCAGGGTAGAACTGAGTTGGCCCAGACTTGTACAAGTCTTGCGCTTCTTGCAATCCATACTGCACGTAAGGTGCAATTGTCGGGTCTAACTCCGTCTTAACTGTCTGCGTACCGCTTGAACTAGGACTACCGCCCATAATTAATCTCCTTCGCCCAACTACGGGGCTTAAAACCTAACTTTGGGGCAACCTTTGACCAAGCTGGTCGCCATGAATCAAATGTAATTCTTTCGGCATTAGCCGATTTAGCAATCTCTTCTACCTTCTCAAACCAAACCTCAATATCGCCTTGCAAACTACCCGATGCACACCACACATGGAACGCATTGTTAACCGTTACGCCAACAATAAAACCGACTGTATAGTTATCTTTATTTGCTAACCATAAACCTGCTTTGTTATTTACTAAACTTGCGTACACGTCTTCAGGTATCCAAGGCTCTTGGGTCTTTTTTAACAAGTCACACAAGCCACCCCTAACGTATACCCAAACGTTCCTAATTTCTTGTGGCTGTACATATACAAACTTCATGCAACCACCACATACGCATATTGCTTATCAACATCTGTGTTCGCCCAATGATTGATTGTAGCTTGTCCGTTCGTCTGATTGGTGATATATACATTACTGTATGCTTGCGGAGCTATATAACTCATTTTAGCAATAACGGCAGGTATTGACGGTCTAGGTATCACAACGTCAGCAGGGAAGTTCTCTAATACTATTGTGGTTGCGCTAACGTAACCAACTATCTCTACGTAATCGTTTTCTTCAAGCTCTAAGTAAGTATTAAGAACTCCCACAACATGTGATGGTTCAGTTGCTGACTTTCTAATTGGCATAAAAAACTTTCTTGCACTTTCAGGAACGTCTATTCCATTCACTCGATACCAAATGTCTGCAAATTCCACTACATTAGATAAACTACTTAGCAATAAAGACACAAATACATCATATACACCAGCATTGCGAACATTTAACCGTGTTGTGTCACTTATATATATGCCACTTGAAACCATTGTTGAATCAAACTCAACGATGCCAACTACGCCAGCACCCGATGCTAATTGCCCTGTATTGTTACTAAACTCGCCATATGGGGCTGTATCTGCAAACGCAGAACCTGACGCGGGTAATAATATAATCTTACTGTCTCGACTAATAAGTGGGTCATACAACGTAGTCGTGGTCGCGTTACCCGTTGCAAGCGTAACAAGACCTGTGTTATTGGTTTTGCCAGTTAACACGCCATTCATAACCTCTGCTACTTCGCGCGGTGACCCGCCCTGCGGAGGCAACCTTCTAAACATTATCTATTGCTCACAGATTGAGTCTCAACGTCAACAGCCATAACATTGCTCCAAGTGCCAGTTGGTACTATTTTAAACCTATGATAGCGACCTACAGACCTTAACGGCACTCTGTTTTCAGTACTAGCGGGTAATTGGCTACCAAATACAACATCTGCATCTAATCGGTTACGTGACGCCACAGCAACGCTTGCAGAACCCTCATCTACCTGTGGATAAGCTAGTTTTGCAATGCTTTGCATACCGTCTTGTATGTCACCTGTAATAATCTCGGCTGGCATAGGTGTACCACCAAACAATATGATTTTATCGTTACGCACACCCGATAAGATAGCTTTGCCACCCGCCCATAATCGAGAATCTAATGATGCAGGAACACTCTCTATGCCACCATATATGTTTAGTTGCTCAAGTGTCGTGCCTGTTGTCGTGCTAGGCGCGACATAATTGCAAGTTGTGACTCCATGTGACCAACCGTTGACCTTCCAGTTATATATTAAAAAGGATAAAGACCCACTAGTATTAGGGTAAACCCATATAACAATTTGTCTCTCAGGGTCGATAGTGGCGCTCATTTGATTTAATGTGCTTTCTACTACGTCATTAAAGAACCATCTGTCTACCTTTTCGCTACCAATGCTCATAATAGCCGTGCCATCACACACGTAAAACCCGTCAGACGATAAGAAATAAGTTTTATTCTCATACTGAGCAACGGAGTTTGGCTCGTAGCAACCAAGGGTTTTAGAAAGTGTGTCAAACTGAAAGAATAATGGTGCGCCAATGTATGACATACGCACAACAGATTTTTCAAGCAGGACTAATCCAAACTCACCGCCCGTAATGGCTTGAATGTTGCCACCGTCAGGTATTACTTGGAAGTCTGATTGTGATGTTGCCCCCGCAGTCCAAAGTGTTTCATTGTTAATATCTGACCAATAAATTTTATTTGGCTCGCTCGTATTTCGACTAGCCACAACAAAATCCCGTACAACTGTTACATAAGACGCAACAGGAGCATCGGCTGATAAGTCAGCCCAATTAGTAGACGTTCCAATTACCCACGACTGTAGTTTGTTTTGACCGTTAGCCCCAATTAAGGTGTTGCCAAACTGTATAAAGTTCCATCGTGTTGTTGATACATAGTCAGTCAGAACTGTAGCCACTAAGTACGAAACATTATCTAAGTCTAAATTGTTAGGATTAAACTTGTAGATTCTATTTTCGCTCGCTGCGAACAATTGAACCGTGTCACCGAACTTGCCCGCAATGGTTGTCAGCAATGGCTGTGAGGCAGAGTTAGAAAAGTCTTTTACGGTTGGGAATGGCCCATACCCAGATTGTTTTGGGAATACATTAAATGCTTCTTGTAAAGCACCCGTTAACCCTGGCTGGTCTGGTAGCCACTCACCTAGAACTAACCGTTTCGTAGCCATATATTTGTCCCTTGTGGCAATACAGACCAATT